CGGTGATTCCGGCCTGTTCACGGGCGGCGCGGGTGGCCTGTATGGTGGTGGCGGTGGCGGTGGCGGTTACGACTCAAACGAAGCTGGCGGCGTGGGCGCGCAGGGTGCGCTCATCATCACTTACACAGCCGTAACAACGGTCAACCTGACGGCCACGCGTTACAACAACTCGAACACCTTCTACACGGCGTCGATCGGCGCCACGTACGGCCTAGCCCCAAGCCGTTACGGCAACACGAACACGTTCTACACGGCTGCCGTTGCTGCGGGCGCTGTCGGCCTTCAGCCAACTCGCTACGGCAACACGAACACGTTCTACACGGCTACGGTAGTCCCCGGCGATACGCTGCGGCCGGAACGCTACGACAACGCGAACACGTTCTACGCGGCCGCCATCACTACGGGCAATGTCGACATTACGCCGACCCGATACGACAACGCCAACACGTTCTACGCAGCCACGCTGGGGTTCGACCAGACGCTGTCGGCCAGCCGCTACGCCAACGCCACCGTCTTCTACGCCGCGTTGCTCACGGGCGGCAGCCCGGTGCCGGTCCCGTACTACCCGCGCGACCAACGCGGCAACATGCTGGTTGGCGAGATGTCGCGCGGCGCGATGGTGGTCACCGAGTTGCCGCGCGATGCCATGTCGATACAGCAGCTCCCGCGAAATGCGGTGGAGCCGGGCTGACAAGTTTACAGCGCCCGCGCTTTTTGATAAGACGAGGCTGCCAGAGATGCTTGCCCCACGTGGCGAGCTGCTGCCCTGAACCAGCGAGCGACATCTTATGGCCTACTCCGGCACGGTATCTCAGACTGTCTTCGACACGCGGCGCGTGATCGAACACGCCGCGCGCCGATGCAAGCTGCCTGCGCAGAGCCTGAGTGCCGAGCACGTCGACATCGCGAACGACCTGCTCTATCTGCTCCTGTCGGATCTCGCCAATCAGGGCACACCCCTGTGGTGTATCCAGAAGAGCATATACCCGCTCTACGACGGCACGCCCTACGTCACCACCTTCAGCGGCACGGTCGACATCCTCAACGCCAACTTGCGCTGGCTGCAGCAGGTCAGCGGCACCGACGTCGTGACGGCCACGAGCAGCGTCACCGAGTTCGCCAGCCCGGCGGCCGTGAGCACGGTCGGCGTCAAGTGGTCGGCGGCCGCCGCGCCTATTGAACTCGCCCGCTCAAATGACGGCTTGACTTGGACGATCATTCAGAGTGAAGTGCCGAACGCAGGCACCGGGGAGTGGTCTTGGTACGATCTCGACAGCAGCGTTTCCGCCAAGTATTTCCGCGTCCGGGCAACCAGCGGCACCCTCGACTTCAGCCAGATATATCTCGGGAACACGCCGACGGAGATCCCGCTGGCGAGGCTGAACAAGGACGACTACACCAACCTCCCGAACAAGACCTTCCAGAGCAACAGGCCCCTCCAATACTGGCTTGACCGCCAGTCGCTCTCGCCGGTCATGAACCTGTGGCCGGTGCCTAACAGTGCCGCCACAGTCATGCAGATCGTCGTCTGGGCGCAGCGCCAGATCATGGACGTCGGCAGCATGACGCAGGAGCTTGAGCTGCCGCAGCGCTGGTATGAGGCCGTCGTCTCGATGCTGGCCGCCAAGCTCGCCATGGAGTACATCGAGGTCGACCCGGGCATCGTGCCCATGCTCGACGCCAAGGCGCAGCAGGCGCTGTACATCGCGCAGCAGGAGGAGCGGGACGACAGCCCGCTCAACATCGCGCCGAACATAGGGGCCTACACACGATGAGCGTGTTCCTCGACACCACGGGCAAGGCATCCCTTGCGATCGGCATCTGCGGCAGGTGCTCGCGCAAGTTCCCGATTGACGAGTTGATGCCCGACCCCAACTACCCCGGCTTGCGCGTATGTGCGGTCGATCGGGACGATTTCGACCCCTACCGCCTGCCTGCACGGCAGACGGAGAATATCGCCCTCCGCTTCCCTCGGCCCGACACGCCGCTAGACGGGGCCTAGGCGAGATGCACAGGAGCATTTCCGAGACCATGCTGGCGGGATCGCTCCCCTTGCCGCGTGGCGACGCCGGCGGGTACTCGCGCGACCTCCTCCCCGCCGGCGTCATCACTCACAGGACATAAGACATGGCCAACAAGAAGATCTCTGACCTAGACCCGGCGACGACGCCACTAGCCGGCTCGGAGCTGATAGAGTTGTCTCAACTCGCAGGCGGCGTCTACGCCAGCGTGCAGGCCGATGCGGCGGACGTCGCCTTCGCCGGGACCAAGTACGGCTCGTTCTACGACGTGACGGACCAGACGGGCAGCGTAAGCGCCGCCACGGCCGTCAAGTTAGGCACGAACGACATCAACACCAAGGGCGTGACCGTCGTGACCAACGGCTCGGCCCTGACCCGCATCACGTATTCGACGGCGGGGACGTACATGGTCTCGCCCAGCCTGCAGTTCGCCAACTCGGACAGCAGCGACCACGACGCCACCGTGTGGCTCGCCAAGAACGGCACCGCCATCCCGGCCACAGCTACCACTGTCACAGTCCCCAAGGCGGCTGACGGAGGCTCTGCCTTCTTCGCCACGGTCTTCTACGTGACAGTCACGGCGGGCCAGTACATCGAAGTCATGTGGCTGCCTGAGAGCGTGCTGGTGACGTTGAACCACACCCTCGCGGGCGCGATTGCGCCGGCCATCCCCTCGGCGCTTGTCGTCACGGAAAGGATCGACTTGTGATCGAGCAACTCATCGCCCGCGTCTTCTACGCCCGCAACGTCGCCCACTTCGAGCACTGGCGCGCGACCGGCAGCGGCAGCTACGCCAAGCATCAGGCTCTGGGCGACTTCTACGACAACGTCATCGACGCGCTGGACAGCCTCGTGGAGGCCTACCAAGGCGCGTTTGAGCTGGTCGGCGGCATACCCGCGCCGGAGACCAAGACGGGTGACGTCCTGAAGCTTCTGGAGGCAGACGCGGCGTGGATCGAGGAGAACCACGAGAGCATCTGCAAGAAGAACCGCGCCGTGGGCAATCTGGTTGACGGCGTGACCGACACGTACCTCTCCACCATCTACAAGCTGCGGAACCTGAAATGAACGACGTGGATTATCAAGTGCTGTTCAACATCGTCTTCGCCGTCGCCGGCTTTCTGGGAGGGTGGGTCTTGAACAACCTAGCCAAGTCTATCGAGCGGCTTGATGCGGACGTCCGCGCCATGCCTCACACCTACGTCTCCAAGGACGACTGGCGCGACGCTATGAAGGAGATGAAGGAGGAGATGCGCTCTGGCTTCGACAAGCTGGACAAGACCCTCGGCACCATCTTCAAGAAGATCGACGGCAAAGAGGACAAGGCCAAATGAAGCTGCACCTCATCGACGACTGGGCACGCAAGTGGTGGCGCCTGTGGTCCGTGCGCCTCAACGCCATCGGCCTCGCCATCCTCGCGTGGGTGCAGATCGACCCGGTCGGCGCGCTTGCCGTCTGGGCGATGATGCCCTCCGAAGTCCGCGCCGCGCTGCCCCCTAACTTTGTCACGGTGGTCGGCCTGCTGTTCTTCGGCCTCTCCATGCTGGCGCGCCTCGTCGTGCAGCCTAGGCTGGATCGCAAGCCGTGAGCCTGCTTGACTACTTCCGCCCGCGTGCCGACGGGCGCGCCGAGCCTATCTCGCCGCCGCGCATTCAGCCGATGGAGGAGCCAACGAGCGGGCGCGCGAGGCTGGCCAAGATCGTCGGCGCGGGCGCAGTCGCCGGCCTGATCGCCGTCGTCGCGCAGTGGGAAGGCAAGAGCAACGATCCATATCGTGACATCATTGGCGTGTGGACAGTTTGCTATGGTGAGACGCGCACGACTATGCGGAAATATACCGACGCAGAGTGTAAGGATATGCTCGCACATGGGTTGGCAGACTTCGCGGGCCCTGTGCTGGCCCGCAATCCCGAATTGCGCGGGCGCGACCCGCAACTGATCGCAGCTACGTCACTGGCGTATAACATCGGCACACGTGCCTACAACCGCTCGACCGTCGCGCGCCGCTTCTCGGCAGGTGACTGGCGCGGAGCGTGTGACGCCTTCCTGATGTGGACCAAGGCGGGCGGGCGTGAGGTCAAGGGCCTCCGGGCTCGTCGAGAGGCGGAGCGCAAGATATGCCTGCGTGGGTTGTAGCGGTGCCCGTCTGGCTCTACGCCGCGGCAGGCGCGCTGGCCGTCGGCTCTGTCGGCGGCTGGGTTGTTCGGGACGCCTTCTGCGACGCGGCTAAGGCCGACGTCATCGAGAAGGCCATGAAGGCGGCAGAGAAGCAGGCGCAGCGCGCCAACGAGGCCGCCGGGCGGTTGGAGGATTACAGAGATGTCAACGACCAAGACGCCATTGCCACGCGGCGGGAGATCCGGACTATATACCGCGATCGCGTCGTCCGCGTTGGCTGCGACATTGATCCTGCTTCTCGGGGGCTGCTCGACAGGGCGCGCGATAACGCCAATGCCGCAGCTTCCGGCGAACCTCGCATCCCCATGCCCGACGCTGCCGCCAATCCCCAACCCGCTCGTCAGCCCTGAGCTTGACTTGTGGCTGGTTGACGTATTCGCCGCCTACGGGGAGTGCGCGGCCAAGCACCGCTTGGCGGTGGAAGCTCACCCCAAAAGCTGATATGAGGTCGACATGGCTACGACGATGACCTTTGAGACGCTGAAGCAAGACGTGCAGCGCTATCTGGAGCGCGGCAGCACGTTTGCGTCGGACCCCATCGTCTTTGAGCAGATACCGCGCCTGATCAACCTCGCAGAGCGGCGCATCGCGCGCGAGTTGAAGGTGCAGGGCTTCATCAATGTCGTGACGGACACGCTCACGCCGGGCCAGTCCGTCTACCAGAAGCCTGACCGCTGGCGCGACACGGTCTCCATCAACATCGGCACCGGGGCAAACAACACGAAGCGCAAGACGCTCTTCACCCGCGACTACGAGTATATGCGCGCATACTGGCCCGACGAGAGCGAGACGGGCGAGCCGATCTTCTACGGCGAGTATGACTACACCCACTGGCTGATCGCGCCGACGCCAGACGAGGCGTACCCCTTTGAGGTGCTTTACTACGAGTTGCCCCCGCTGCTCGACGAGAGCATCCAGACCAACTGGCTGACCGAGTACGCGTCGCAGCTTCTGCTGTACGGCACGCTGCTCGAGGCGACGCCATTCCTGAAGAACGACGAGCGCATCGCCACGTGGCAGGCATACTACGACCGGGCCGCCGCGATGCTTAACGGCGAGGATCTAGCCAAGATCCTTGACCGCGCGGCGACGCGCAAGGAGGTTTGAACGTGAGCTATACCAACATTTTCGGTGGCACTACCGTATACCCCTCCGACGTATCATACCTTGCGCTGGCGCTTGACGCGGACGTCACCCTCGAGTGGCCGCTGGAGAACTCCGGCGAGGCTCCCCCGGCGGCGCGCATCATCGACGTGACGCCCGACGCCTCGACGTGGGCCGTCTCCATGCCCAACGCCACGCTGACGGGCGCGGGCCAGACTGTGCTCTTCAACAACCTGAGCGTCACTGACAGTTTCGAGGTCAAGGACTACATAGGCGGCACCCTTGCTACGGTGGGCGCGGGTGAGCAGTGGCAGGTCTACCTCGCCGCGACGACCACGGCTGCGGGCACGTGGCGCGTCTTCCGCTACGGCGCCTCGACGGCCACCGTGCAGCCATCTGCGCTGGCGGGCTTCGGCCTCGTCACGACGGGCGCGACGCTCTCGCAGTCCCTGCCCGTGACCACATTCAACACCAGCGGCCTGACGCTGGCCGTCTCCAACCGCGCCTCGGCCTTCGTCTGGGATGGCACGGGCAGCGGCACGCTCAACCTGCCGACCGTGGCGGCTGCGGGTAACAACTTCTTTGTCTTCATCCGCAACGCGGGCGGCGGCGACCTCATCGTTGACCCGGCAGGCACGGACGCCATCAATGGCGCCCTGACGCTGGTCCTGCGCCCCGGCGACAGCGCTACGCTGATTACGGACGGGCTTGAGTGGTACACCATCGGCCTCGGGCAGGAGCCGGTATTCGCGTTCGACTACACGTCGATCACCGTCACGGGCGGCACCAAGACGCTGACAGGCTCCGAGCTTAACCGCATCGCCTACAACTTCGTCGGAACGCTGGCCGCCGACCAGTACATCATTCTGCCATCCACGGTGCAGCAGTACTGGATTACGAACGGCACGAGCGGGCCGTTCAACCTGTTCTTCCAAACGGCCTCCGGCACCCCCGTCCAGATCAATCAGGGCGCGCGAGGCATCTACTACTGCGACGGCGTCAACCTCGTGCTGGCGTCTGACCCGCTCTCCATCACCACGCCGCTGGTGATCAGCGAGGGTGGCACCGGCTCAACCACGGCGTCCGGCGCCCGCCTGAGCCTCGGCATCACGGCGTTTGCGGATCCGATCGTCACCGCCTCGAACGCCGCCGCAGTGCGCACGGTCATCAACGCCGCAGGCTCCGGCGCCAACACCGACATTACCAGCATATCCGGCCTGACGACGCCCCTCAACGTCGCGCAAGGCGGCACAGGCTCGGCTACGGCGTCCGGCGCACGCACCAACCTCGGCGCGGCGGCGTCGGGCACGAACACCGACATCACGACGCTGAACCCGGCGGC